CCCAGGTCGTCGGTCACGATGTCGCGCGTCTCGATGACTCCATTGGCGACGGCGCCGAGCTGGATCAGCACATTCCAGAAGGTGCGCTTGGCATCGCCGGGCAGCCCGGTCGGAGGAATGCCGCGCCCGCTCGAGATCTGGATCGACGCTGCGATGCCTGAAACCACGGCCGTCTCGGTCGCGATGGTCTCGCCGCCGTAGCCGATCGGGCCGACGCCAGCCTGCGCCGCGGGGCGCGTGACAGCGATGGTTCGCGGGTAGATGAAGCTCATGCGAACACCATGGCGCGGAACGGTTGCAGCAGCGCCTTGGTGTCGTCGTCGAGGATCAGGCTGGACAGCACACCCGGCTGGCGCGCGAAGCGCTGCATCGAGGTGTCGCCGGCTTGGATCTTCTCCATGGTGCCCGGCATCCCGGAGGTCGCGATGATCGCGTTGACGATGTTCGCGCAGGCCTGTTTGATCTGGGCGGGCAGGCTGGCGTAGTTCCAGCCGGCCACGTAGTGCATCCGCACCTCGGTGTAGTAGGCCAGCAGCACGCCGGCCGGAACCCACACGGTGCCCGTCTGCGGGTCGATGCTGTTGGCCTGCGGCGTCCACTGCTCCCAGGCCGGCGGGCCGCCGAACTTGGACATGACGGCCAGCAGGTTGTAGGTATCGATCGAGCCAACCGCATCCGAACCGCGGCGCATGTAGCCATAGCGGCCAACGCCCGACAGGACGCCCATCACCGGCGTGCGCGACACCATGGTGATGGGCCGGTTCTCCGGCATCGTCTTCTGCTCGACGATGGTCAGGCCGGCGGCCAGCACTGCGGCCGCGGCATGCGCGAACTGCACGTTGGCGAAGGTCACCGAGTTGCCGTTGATGGCCTGGACCACCAGGGCCTCGGTCGCCGCCGGCGTCACGATGTCCGCGATCAGGACGGCGCCGACCTGCAGTTGAGCGACGGCGCCGCTCAGCTGCACGACGACGTTCTGCCCGGGCACGATCGCGCCCACGAGCGCGAACGAGAGCGACGGGCTCAGGCCGGCCATGTAGGCTGGCGCGCCATTGGCGTCAGGCGCCCACAGCAGCCCTTCAGGGCGCTGCAGGTAGACGTCGATCTGGCCGCTCGCCTGCTGGATCTGGGCGGCAGTGGCGTTCGGAACGCCGAAGGCGGCCAGGTCACCAGACTGCAGGTAAAGCGCGGGCATTTAGCGGCTGGAGAACAGCAGGCCGACGTTCGACAGCGTGCCCGCGCCGCTGATGGCGACGGTGAACGACTGGAACGGCAGGCCGTCGGTGACGTTGAGGACGCCGGCGGTGTTGGCGGTCAGCGCCTGGGTCAGAGCCGGCCCCTGCGGGATCGTGCCCGCGGCGTCGAGGTAGCGCTGCACGGTGATGTTGCCCGCCACCGTGTTCTGCGCACCGATGGCCATCCGGGGATATCCGCCAGCGAGGATCAGCGGGCTCGTGCCCGGCACCGTCAGGCCGAGCTGCGTCGCGGTCAGGAACGCCTGCACCAACGGGCCCGCGTCGACCGCGCCGTGGGTGAGTGCCTGGGAGGTTTCAAGCATGGCTGGTGCCTCGCAATGCGGCGCCAGGCGGCAGGATCAGAGGCGAACTCTGGGCCAGCTCCCGGTCGATCATGTACTGGCCGAGGTTGTCGGGCACCTCGGCGACCCCGGCGCTGAATTCCACGGTGAACATCCGTGGCGCGCCTTCCGCGTCCAGCCAGTCCGAGTTCGGAAACTCGCGGCCCGGCTGGACGTAGAGCCGTTGACGCGGAACATCCGCGTCTTGCGGTCGGTAGACGCGCATTACGGCCGCTGCACGCAGACGACGGCTTGCGCGTAGCTCGCGCCCTTGGCGATGATCGCGTCGAACATCACGCTGACGAACTGGCCCGACAGGTTGCCGGTCAGGCCGAGTTGGAACAGCATGGGGTTCGGGTTGTCGGTCTCGCCCGAGACGTAGGGCATCTCCACCAGTTCCTCCATGAGGATCGCGGCGAAGTAGTTCTTGTTGCCCGCCGGCGGCGCCGAGAAGCCGTACAGCGCACCCGTGGCAGCGGGCAGGAACGCGTCGCCGATGATCGGCAGGATGCCGGCCTGCGTCGACAGTGCCTTGACGACCACGCCCGAGACGACCTCGACTTCGGTCAGGGTGATCTGGCCAGCCTTGGCCTCGCGATCGATGTAGTCGCCCAGGATCGGGTTGACGTAGATCGCGCTGGGCTTGGCGGTGTAGAGCGGGTTGCCCACGATCGCCGCGACTTCCGCCTTCAGGCCGTCGATGATCGACGCGCCCGGGGCGATGGTCGCCTGCAGGGTGATCTGCGACAGCAGGCCCATGTACTGCACCGTGGTCGGGCTCGAAAGGCTGGTGTCGTTGCCGTTCCAGACGTTCGAGGCGCGGGCGACGTTTACGCCGTTCACGATGTCCTCGATGTCCTGGGCGACGACGCCAGCGAAGCGCTTCTGCTGCTGCGTCACCATCTTGTCGAACAGGGCGATGTTCGACTGGTTCACGCAGGCCTTGATGAAGGCCGAGCGCTCGACACGAGTCGGGGACGCCGGGCTCGGGCTGATCGCCGTGCTGCCCTGGCCGCCCGTCGACTGGAACGCGCCGGTCGCGATGGCGGTCTGCTCGAAGTAGCGATGCGGCTGGCCGGTCGCCGGCTTCTGCTTGAAGCGCTGGAGGGCCACCGAGCGGCGGCGGACGATGTCGGTGATCACCGGCTCGTATTCGTTGACCTCGATGGCGCCGGTGCCGAGGTAGTCGGCGGCGGCCTGCAGGGTCATCATCTGGGCTTGGGACATTTCAAGTTCCTTTCAGGCATGAAAAAGGCGCCCTGCGGGGCGCCTTTCGCTGAGATTGGGGATGGATCAGGCGGCCTTGGTCATCCGGGCTTCGGTGATCGCGGCCAGGCGCGCCACGGTCGAGGCGCCGGAGGCCTTGAGCTCGGCGTCGCGCTTGCCGATGGCGTCACCGGCCGCGGCGGCGGCCTGCAGGTCCGGCTTGGCGGCCGGGGCCGTGTCGGTCGGCTTGGTGGGCGCGGCCGAGGCGGCGAAGCCGCGGGCCTTCAGATCCTTGATCTCGGCTTCGAGCGCGGCGATGCGCTCGGTGCCCGCGTCCGCGGCGCCACCGGTGGCAGCGGCGCCCGCGGCAGCCTCCAACCAGTCGTGATCGCGCCAGACGTGCGGCAGCTTGCCGAGGACGGCCTCGGCCTCCATCTTGTCGGCCATGCGGCGCAGGACGGCGACATGGCCGCTGCGCTCGTGGCCGCCCATGCCGGCCGCTTCCATGCCGTCGGCAGCGCCCCGCAGGGCGTCAGCGTGCGTCTTGACCTTGTGCAGCACGTTGGCGGCTTCGAGGTTGCCGGCGCTGGCCTTGAGAGCGGTGATGTCCTCGACGATGGGCTTGAGCGCGGCCGCGAGGATGGCTTGCAGTTCTTCCGGGGTCATGTTGATCTCCGATGAGGCGGCGGACGCCTCGAGTGAGGTAGTGGTGTAGGCGGCCTTGTCCTTGAGCAGGATCGCAGCGCCGGTGAATACACAGCTCGTCACCTCGACCGGGTTGCTGTTCCAGTCGGCGACGGCCGCTTGCGCTTCGTAAGAGAAGCCCAGGAGCGCCTTCTTCGACTGAATCTCAGCCACCACGGCCGGAAAGTCCGCGCCGTACAGGAAACCTTCGATGTGCACGCCATCACCTTCGATGGTGGCGGCCGTGATCACGCCGATCTTCTTCTGCGGGTTGTGCCCGGATAGATCGGGTTGGTAGTCGACGCCCATGCCGAGCAGCGAAGCCAGCGCGGCTTCGGCCACGGCCTTGGGGATCAGCACCTTCTTGCCCTGCGCGCCGCCCACGGGGTTGTCACTGGGCTCGTCCACCCGGGTCAGGATGCCGGAGAACGGCACGCGGTTCGGGTGGTTCGGTACGTCGGGGACTTCGAGGGCCATCGCCTCGAAATGCATCGCCTTGAGGCCGCCGTCGGCCTCGGTGGTGGGCTGCATGTCCATCCGGGCGGACTGGTGTGCCTCCCAGTTGGACGTGTCGATGCCCAGCGCCTTGGCGCGCTCCAGGATCCGGCGCTTGCCCTCGGCGCGCTCGGCATCGCTCAGACCCTTGGTGTGGTCGAGCATCTGCCACGCCATGCGGACGTGCGTCTCATCGTGGATCGGCAGCGCGCGCTTGCCCGGCACCCCGAAATCGGATGCCGGCAGCGCGTCGCGTGCCTCTTTGTTCAGCGCCATGATCAGAGCTGCGCCTTCAGTGCGTTGATGACCGCATCGGCGTTGGTCGTCGTGGTGCCGGTCACCGCCTGCAAGCGGGTGATGGCCAGCTTCAGCTCGGCGGCCCGGAGTTCGACGTCAGCGATCGCGGCGGCGAGCTTGGTGGAGGCCACGGTGTGCTGCAGTTCCTGGGCAACACGCTCGGTGGTGAGGGTGGCTTGACCGGTCATGTCGATCTCCTTCAGAGGGCCTTGAGCTGAGCCATCAGCGGCGCGAAGTCATCGGCGGCAAGATGCTCGGCGACGGTATCGGCGCGGCGCTTCAGATCCGTCAGGGACGCGGTCAGTGCGTGCAGCGCGGCGGATTCCTGGGGCGTCTTCGCGATGGCCGAGGCCTGCGCGATGAGGTCGGACAGCGACTGCGCCAGTTCGCCGTCGACGGTGGCATCACCATCGAACTGCGAGCCGTCCACCTGGCCGACGCCTTCCGCGTTCGCGGGCGATTGCTTGCCGCGTGCCATGTCAGGCCACCAGCACGCAGTCGAACGAGCCGGCCGCCACCGCGACGGTGCCCGCGAACGGAACGAGGTTGACCGTGAAGCCGCTGGACGTCTTGTTGTTGACGTACCAGCCGACGCCCTGGCCCGGGTTCACCAGGACGGCGAAGTTCGCCGGCAGGTTCGCTCCCGCGGGCAGCGAGACCGCGACAGACACGGTCGCGCCGTTGGCGCCCGAGCCGTTTGCGACGCCCTCCAGGACGCCCAGGATCGTGCGGTCGGTGCGGCTCGGCGTGAAGCCATCCGGCACCTCGAGGGTGTGGTGTTCGATGCTCATGGTCAGTTCGCTCCAGTGGGAGGGGTGGGAGGGGCAGCAGGGGCAATCTCTGGGTCATCCACCTGCTTGGCACCTTGCGCGGCCTTGATGGCGACTTGCACGTCGGCGTAGGTCTTGTCCGCCCAGAAGGATTTCAGCGGAGGCATCCCCAGTCGCTCGCGGATCTCGTCGGGCGTCACGGAGTTGCACTCGTAGTAGGTCTTGAGGATCTTCGAGGTCGCTTCCTCGTCCTCGCGATCGAGACCGACGAACTGGAACTTCAGGTTCGTCATGCCCAAGCGGTCATGGATCACGTCGCGCGTGATGTGCGCCTCGATCAGGCGGGCCATCGGCTTGATGGCCATGTCCCAGTCGCGATCCTCGGCGACCTCGCTGGTGTTGCGGTTGACGTCGCGCTCGACGCCGAAGTTCTGCGGGCTCAGGTCGAAGGCAGTCGCGATCTCGCGGATCAGGAACTCCTGCCAGTCGAGGTAGAGCGCGTCGTCGGTACCGGCGTGCAGGCGGATCGCCTCGGGCTTGACCGGGCCGGACAGCAGCGGCGTCTGGCCCTGCCCTTCGACCTCATTGCGCCAGTACGCCCGGAAGGTGAGCATCTGCTGCTCGGTCAGCCCTTCGCCGGCGTAGATCATGTTCTGCGGCTGGGCGTTGCTGGCCGCGTTCGCCGCGTAGCGCCCGACGCCCAGCTTCCACGAGATGGCGTCGTACGCGATCTCCAGCGGGCCGTAGCCGTACGGCGTCTCGCTGGAGGGGTTCAGCCTCATGTAGAGGATGTCTTCGGCCGCCAGCTGCTTGGCGTTGACGTCCGATAGGATCGAGCCGCCGGTGTAGCCCAGACCCTGGATGAAGCGGATCGACTTCGGATTGCCGTCCCACTTGACCACCGGGCGGATCGTCGTCGCGTCAATGGGCCAGAGCCACAGTGGCCGCGCCTTGTCGGGACTCAGCGCATGCTCGAGCACGCCGGCGCCCGTGACCAGCGCGTCCTCGACAAGCTGCTCGATCAGCGAGCGGAAGTGATCGGCCTGGTTCGGTCGCTCCAGGCACATCGCGACCGTCTCGGCCTGCGCTTCGACCGCCCGGCCCTTGACGCCGTCGGGAACGACTTCCCACTGCAGCGAAGCGACCGGGTTCTTGATCGTGTTGATCGCCCGGCGGGCGTAAACCGTGCGCGAGAAGTACCGCAGGTTCGTCGGCGTCGGCTTGGGCGTGCCCAGCGTGCGGTTCTGCCCCATCAAGCTGATGAGCTTGGGGTAGGCCATGGACTCGCGTTCCGGCTGGTAGCGGCGACGCGCGGCCCACAGGCGGAATTCGGACAGAAGGCCCATGCTCAGCCGAAAAGGGTTTGCCGGCCGCTGTCAGCGACCAGCTTGTTGAATGCTCGGCCCAGGGCGTCGACCTGGTCGTCGTACTTGCCGTTCGGGAACATCCGCATCTCCTCGATCAGCGGCTTGTTCCACGGCCCGCGCAGCATCAGCACGTTGCCGACATTGACCTGCGAGGACAGCGGCTCGGCGCGCGTGGTCTTGTCGCCGGTCTCGGTCGACGTATGGACGCGGTATCCGGCCAGTTCCGACACCATGTAGGCGATCTGGGACTTGCCAGCCTGCCCGGGATCCTGCGGCAGGCTCTGTTCGACCAGGTGCCCGTCGCCGTGCACCGTGTTCTTGATCGCGAAGTCCCGCCGATGCGGCAGGTCGCGCACGCTCGCCATGTCGGCGATGATGAAGCGACCGTCCGGCATCGCGCCGATGAGGCCGCCGCGAGTCCAGTCGCCGTCGACCGTCGAGCCCAGATCCCAGCCGCGCACCCAACGGGTGACGCCGGCCGGCAGCGCGTCGACGATCTGGATCTGATCCGGCTGGAACAGGTCGCCGTCGCCCGGGCTGGGGATCTGCTGGTACAGGCTGGCCCAGGTGCGCGGCAGGTTCTCGAACTGCGCCCAGTGCTTGCGGTCGAACCACTCCGTCCACAGGTACTCGCCGTGCGCGCGGCCCAGCGGATCGGTGTCGGTCTCGCACCGCGCCTGCAGGCTCAGAATGCGCCAGTCCTGGCCGTCCTGGCAGCGGAACACGCCCGACTGCCCATTCCAGCCCTCGGGCAGGATCCGGCCGGCGAGATCCTTCTCGCTCCACCGTGTCTGGATCAGGACGATCCAACCGCCGGGGATCAGCCGGGTCTTCAGGTCGGCGTTGTACGCGTTCCAGGTCTTGTCGGAGACCGCGTCGCTGTTCGCCTGCTCGCGACCCTTGACCGGGTCGTCGATGATGATGCCGTGGGCACGGTTGCCGGTGATCCCCGAGAGGATGCCGGCCGCCATGAACTCTGACCGGTTGGTCAGGCTGAACTCTTGCGCCGCCGACGATTCGGCCGTCAGCGTCGCGTTGAAGATGCCGCGGTAGCGCGGCTGCTTGACGATCGACCTGACGCGCCGGCCCATCTTGCGGGCGAGGTCATCGCCGTAGCTGGAGAGGATCAGCCGGCGGTCCGGCTGCTGCCCCAGGTACTTGGACGGGAATACGACCGAGGCGTAGCTCGACTTCGCCGAGCCCGGCGGCGCGAAGATCATGAGCCGGCCATGACGCGTGCGGCTCGTCTCCTCGATCGCGGTCAGGAACAGGCGATGGTGCGCAGCCAGCGTCGTCTCGACTGGCTTGAAGAACTCCGTGTCCGGGTCATCCGTCGTCGGCGCCCCGGGGATGTCGATCGCGTTGGCGTAGTCCAGGACGTCTGCACGCGCCCGGCGCCGAATCAGAAGTTCACGGGCCGCCGCCTGCTGCAATTGCGAGCAGCTCGTCATCGGACAGTTCCTGCGTGCGCCGGGATTCCGACTGGATGGGGCCGCCGCCCTTGCCGGTGAGCTCGCGACGGTTTGTCAGCGCGCCGCCGACCTCCTTGGCGGCCTGCTCGAGGAGCTGGGCGACCAGCGCCATGTTTCCCTGGCTCTCGGCCTTGGTGACCATCCGCTGCAGGGTGCGCAGCCGGAACGCTTGGTTCGCGATGGGCAGATCGGCGATCTGCTCCAGGAACTCCTTGCGGGTCGCCTCGAAGACCGCCCTGAGCTTCTTGCTGATGTCGCGCCCGTTGACCTTGGTCGGGTCGTATTCCTGCACTTGGCGCCGGTCGACCTCGATCCCGAACTCTTCCCTGACGGCGGTCGCCACTTGCGTCGGCGTGTCGTAGCAGGCCAGCGCCTTGACGATGAAGAGCTTTTGCGGCTCCGTGAGCTTGGCCATGGTCGGCCTTTCTGTGGGGGCCGGGTCGGGGTTACGCCGCCCTTAGCAGGCATGTCCCGCAGGCCCCAGCGATTTCGACCCGACCGACCTCCGGCTGACCCCGTGCAGTTGCAGCCATGCGGGACACCGCGCTGTCGGGCCTACCGGTGCCGTACCTACGGACAACCCCAACAAACTCTTCGACGTCATGCCCCTGGATGGTCAGCCGGGGCAGCCCGCTCTTGAGGAACGCAGGCGCGCCGAACACGTCGCGTGCTTGGCAGATGT